GATTTATCCGAATTCGGTTAAAAAAAAATATTTATTATATTATAAATATGCCTAGAAGAACTTCCCGTAATGCTAGACGCTCTGCCCGCCGCTCAACTGCTAGACGCTCTGCCCGCCGCTCAACTACTAGACGCTCTGCTCGCCGCGCTGCGCCTGCCCGCCGCTCTGCCCGCCGCTCCGCCCGCCGCGCTGCTCCCGCCCGCCGCTCTGCCCGCCGCTCTGCCCGCCGCTCTGCCAGACGTTCTGCCCGTCGTGCTGCCCCTGCCCGCCGCTCCGCCCGTCGCTCTGCCCGTCGCTCCGCCAGACGTTCGGCCCGTCGTGCTGCGCCTGCTCGCCGTCGCCGCTCGCGCAGAAGCAGAAGAAATGTTGAAGACGAGGAGGATGTCTTAAGTGGTGGCAACGGTGTTTGCAATCTTTCGAATGCTGCCCCTGTAGGAGGTGGTTCCTTAGTTGAAGGTATGACCCCGGGGGAGATGGAAGAAGTAATTGGCTACTGATTGTTACTTAATTTAACCATTTATGAATTTTATCTTTGTGATTAATTGGTCTTTCTGGTCTTGGACGATCTATCGTACCTAACCACCAGTCATATCCCTTTAAAGAATGTTTTTTACAGAAACAATCATACTTTCCTGTAAAACTACATTGTCCCCCCATTCCACAATTCCATACCCTCGCTAAACATTTACCTTCTTTATTTCCATACTTAATACGATCACGGTATTTGTGTGTTTTATTTTCTTTATAAAGGTGTTCCGGTTCTTCAAAATGAATTTCTTGTTTTGATAAGAATTCATTAATAAGAACCTTAAGGTTTTCTTTACTTCCTTTAAACTCTTCAAAATGGGTATTTAAATCTGATTCGATAAGTTTTTTAAATATCTTTTCATGGTAAGTGTTCATATTCAATTTCACTAATTATATTATTGATAATATTTGATATAGTAATATCCACCAATAAAGTTTCAATTTTATTTAGAATAGTATGTTTATCATTATTTAAGATTAACATTTCAGGATATCTTTTCTTTAATTTTAGAAACAATACATCATCTTCGGTAACGATTTCTTTTTTATTTTTTTTCTTTAGTTTCGTAGGATTAGCTAATAATTTGAATGTTATATCATCTGTTTTTTCCCGGTCCATTTGTACTATTATATTTTAAATACTGAATATTTGAACTTTATTTCTATGGGAAGTATTCATTTTTATGCTATTAATAGTAATTGGTAATTTATTATCTTTTGGTGTAGTATATTCATTATGTTTCTTTACTTTGATACTCCCGTTATACATGATATTATCATATTTTTTAACTGTTTTTTTAAAATGATTATCGATATCCGAAAATAATTTAACATCATCGGGATGGACTTTTATAATAAGGTATGTCCCACGATCGATTAAATAATCATACATTAAATTTATTGTTATTCCTATCATTGAAACATGATTAATATCATAGGATATTTTTATGGATTTTTTACTATCTCTAAATACAATGCGTTTTAGGTCGAAATTTTCTTTAATTATTATCAGTTTCATACTAGATACAAAATAATAATATAAAGAATGAAACTTAATATATTTTATATATGGGTTTACCTTTAAAAGAAGAAAAAAGTAATGAGATAATCCATTATAAAAAATACGGTGATCTTAAAGATAGTATTCAAAATAAGAAATCAAATATAATCATTCATGGATGTTCTAATTCTGGAAAGACATACCTTATTGAACATATACTTAAAAACATATTTGGAGATTATAGACCGGTAATAGAAGATAAAGTTTCGTTTAAAGGGAATAAGAAATATTATATCTTTGATTTCTCAAATCATTTAAAACATTTTATAATAAAGAAGATAGATTCAATTGTGAGGAACTATGATCATTTTAATAATGATATTAAATATATCATTATTGATAACTATAATAATATTTCCGACTTAATACAGAAGAATATTAAGGTATTTATCGAAAAATTTACTGATAATTCAAGGTTTATATTAATCACAAATAAACTTTTTTCAATCGATCCATCATGTCGTAGTAATTGTTTTACTATTCGAATCAATGAACCAAATAAATATGATAAATTTATTTATTTTAAATATCTTTTAGAAAAAGATAACATACACTTCAATCTTTTTTTATTGTTTAAAAATTGCGAAAAATATACTATGGATCATATTAAAAGGTTGTATTATGATGATTTAATCTATACTAATATATACGAAAGGGTTTATGACACTATAAATAAAATATTGAATTCACCGTTCGATATAAATGAAATAAAGAAACTATCAATGAATATTAAAGAACTTAATTTAAATATTGATGTGATATTTACCCGATTTGTTAAGGATAATCCATACAGTTATCCTAAGAATAAATTAATAATTAAAGAAATAGCTCATTACAATTATATAATAAAAAAGGCGTATCGCGATATAATTTCTATCGAAGCACTTTTAATAAAAATTTATCATATAATCAATTATGAATGATAATTATTACACGGTATTGGAATTAAATAAAGGTTGTACAAAAGAAGAAATAAAAAAAAATTACCGTAAGTTATCATTGAAATACCATCCGGATAAAAATGGAGGAAAAAGTAGTCATGAGTTCCTTAAGATAAATGAAGCATATGAAATCCTCTATGATGATGAACAGCGTAAGTTATATGATTTGAAATTGTTATTCAAAGATATTGATCTTACAGAAGAAGACTATAACTTATTGTTCTCATACTATAATAGTTTTATAGAATCGAATGAATATAAATTAATGATGTTACTCTATAAGTCAATACCAAAACAGGTAAAAGAGGAAGTTATCCGTAAATTTAAATACAGGAACACCCAAATTGTAAAAGCAGAAAAAAGTATAGACATAACCTATCTTGATAGCGATGATTGTATCAATCTTGTTATTAAACAGGACGACTACAATAATTCTGTATTAAAAATTATTTATATTTTCTCAAAAAACGGTCCACATTACCTTTATTTACGGAAACCACCCTCAAAGATCGTAATTGATAACCTATACAATAAATTTACAATTAATTTTTTTATACTTTAAATTAATAATGTTTACCAAAGAAGATATTATTTTCAATGAAATTTATCCTAAAATTAAAAATAATATCATAAAATCACCGGAATTAAATAAACTGTATGATTTCTTAAATAATGTTACTGTATTACCCTATGAAATATCTTCGACGTCTTCCTTTGAAAGAAGTTCTAAATCAGTTTATGAATTAACATATGCCTCTAAGAATATAAAAGAAAAAATAGAAAAATATAATCGTAATCAAACCATTACTTTGAGATTTAATAATAATCTCGTTCATATTAATATTTTTAGTGATAATCAGGAACCAAATACAAAATTCTTATATGAATTGAAACGATACATTCAATTTACATTATCAATATATCCGGTTAAAACAAATATTACGATTAATTACTATTTATCGGACGAGACGAAGATGGTAAAAAAAGGAATATTAACACCAAATGAAGTTAATTCGGGTTCATGTATGATATCTTCAGACCATTCAACAATTCATATTTGGAGAAAGGAAGAGGTTTTAAAAGTAACTATTCATGAAATGTTTCATGCTTTAAGACATGATAATTACAGTGATAATGATAAGGTTATCGAATATTTTATTTCTAAGTATGGTACCAATTCATCAAAGATAAATACACACGAAGCTTACACAGAAATATGGGCAAATTTAATTAATTGTTTCCTTATTTCACAAAAATATAAGGATAATAATAAAAAAATTTTTAGGGAACTTGTAACAATTGAAAAATATTTTTCTATTTTTCAAGCACAAAAAGTCCTGTTCAATTCTCTTACTAAAGAAGGAATTGATATTGACAGAGATACAAATGTCACATCATATTTCCTTATCAGGGCAGAATTATATCAAAGACTGAATGCTTTTTTAAAATTTTGCCGTTTAGAAAATAAAAAGTATGTAAAGATTAAGAATATCAACAAATGGTTGGTATTTTTAAAATCAAAAAATAAAATTAAAAAGAATGATACAATTTTTAAAGGTCGAAGGAAATATTTATTTAAAAACTTAAGAATGACAATACTCGAACTTCTTCATTAATTGGAGAACACACCTTCCTTGTTAGGGTAGTGGATCTTCATGTACTTCTGTAGGTTGAAGAAAGTTAGTTCGTCACCTTTCTTGAGGCGGAGAAGCTTCTTTAGAGGACCATCGACATTGATGGTGCGCTTGTCTTCAGCCTTCTGAAGATTGTGAGCTTTACAATACTCGGTGATCTTCTTGGTTACCTCGGTTCGGGCAATGAGTTCGTCAGAACTGAGCTTAAGGAAAGTCCGGAGTTCATTCGATACAGGACCCGGTTTGGCAAAACCACTCGGGGGCTTGTTGGGGTCAACAACACGCTTGGCGCGACCCTTCATTTTCTTCTGCATAACCTTGCGGTCACGGGCGACACGCTTTTCGAGCTGGCGCACAGTAGTCGTTAGAGACTTGAGAATACCCTGAGCAGCAGTAAGCTGTTCGAGAACAGTGGCAAATTCATGATCATAGTTGTCTTCGACGACTACTTCCTGAGTAACAGTCTTTTCAACAACAGGAGTTTCGACAACGGGTTCTACTACTTTCTTAGCAGTAGTCTTCTTGGATGCTTTGGAGGAGGATGTTTTCTTAGCCATTTTATTATTTTCTATTTTTTATTTTTATTCTTTTACCGCACTTATTATGATATAGTATATTATTTATTTCTTAAATAATTTTACTCGGCATTTTAATATACCGCATGGATTATCCACTGATGTACTTCATAACATTCTCTTGAAACAAGTCCTAACCCCAATAAAAAATACATATATCCTAATTTTTTATCCTCATCGGTCACAGCATTATTAAACTTCATTATCTCATTTAATATAATTTCCTGTAATTGTAATACACCTGTAATACTATTTATTTCTACAATAGGTATGTTAAATACAAACCCATTTGGCGGAGATATTCTCGATTTTGTTTCATATGATAAATTTAATCGATAATTCCAAATATCTTCTAAATTTTTATATAGGTTTTTTAATTTCCTTGGATTTAATTGTAAGAACCACGAAATATTACATCCAAATCCAAATTGCTCCATTTGAGAAAAAATATCAATTGTTTTTTGCTTTATAATTTGCTGTCTTGTTAACCTTAAAACATCATTATTCACTAAGTCATCTTCAGAAGTTAAATTTAATAATACTGATAATTTCTTAGCCACCCCTTTAATATTTGAGGGAATTTCTTCCCTAGTATAAGGATTTTCCTGATTCATTTCTATTAATTTATTGAAAGATCTTATATCAAAAAACCAAATAAAACCACTATCATCTTTGTATGAAAAGAAATATTTATCTTCTATTTCAGAAATAGAATCGTATGTAAAGAAATCAGTTTCGTTATTGCATTTTGTTTTATCTTTATAACCTTCCCCTCTTAAATTATTCAATAAATTAACTCGTCTACTTTTAAATTTCCCCTGAATTTTTATTATTTTTTTTATATCATCATCACCGTATTTTTTTAATTTATTAATTTCTTCTGATAATAAAAGAAATAAATCTTTTTTAATCCATGTAGAGCATCCATTGTGAATCGGTAGTTTCTTTGTAAGATTTAATATTGAATATATTATATCCTCTTTCAAATAATCAGAACATTTATCTGTCCAGTTTTCGACTTTTATATGCTTAGTACCCCCATCTACAAGATGTTCCCTCCTATGTTTATAACAGTATCCACCATAATTTTTATTATTCTCCTTTCCAGAACAACCTTCTTTTTTACACATATTCTTTACTATCTTCTTTGAAAAAAATATTTAAGTAAAAAACACATTATTTTTAAAATTTGAAACCTATATAAAGACATGATACCATAATAAAGTAGACAAACAAAGAAAACAAAGAAAACAAAGAAAACAAAGAAAACAAAGAAAACAAAGAAAACAAAGAAAACAAAGAAAACAAAGAAAACAAAGAAAACAAAGAAAACAAAGAGACAAAGAAGAAAACAAAGAACATGGCAATGAACCCGAGCAAGGTCGACTTTTCAAAGATCACCATCTCTGCGCCGAAGACGATGGACAACGGGGGGAAGATGCTTTACCTCAACTATGGTGGTGGTATCAATTCCCTCTATGTAACTACCCCCGAAGTTGAGGTGCCTTTTGACCCTTCTTACTTCGCAGATAACGAAAATTCAGGCAAGTATTCTGTAAAGTTTTCCATGAAGGATCTAGATGGTAACAAGAGTATGCGGGATTTCCATACTTGGGCGGGACTCATGGATGAAATGCTTCTGAAGAAGGCAAGTGAAAACAGTCAACCGTGGTTTCGAAAGGCAAAGCTTTCCGACGAAACCCTAAAGGAACTTTATACTCCTATGGTAAAGGTGTCTGTTGATCCAGAAACTGGTGAACCAAATGGAAAGTATCCTGATTCATTTGCTTTCAAGATTAATAAGCGCGATGGAAAGTTTAAGGACTTCTCGATTTACGATGCAACTAAGAAGGTATTTGATATCGAGGGTACTACGGATGATCCAACCGACATTACTAAGCTTATTGTAAAGGGCGCTCTTATTAAGGTTGTCCTCAAGTGTAATGGAATCTGGGTGGCGAATGGTAAGTTCGGGTGTACGTGGAAGGCAGAGCAGGTCCGTGTAAAGGTTCCAGAGGGAGGACTCAAGGAATTCGCAATTATGAGTGATTCAGACGATGAAGGTGATGATGATAGTGGACCACTTACTCGTCAGGTATCTAACGCTGTCAATATGATTGAAGATTCGAGTGATGAGGAACAAGAAAAGGATGTAATGTTTCTTGAAAAGGAAGATGTTCCGACTGAACCTGAACCTGAACCTGAACCCGAAAAGAAGAAGGTTGTAAAGAAGGTTCGCAAGGTGAAGCGTACTTCCGCGGAATAAGTAAGTTTAAAATGAATCTTTAAAATAATAATAATAATAATAATAATAATAATAATAATTTTTATCTCAGTGGCGCAGTGGTTAGCGTGCCAGGCCCATAACCTGGAGGACCGGGGATCGAAACCTCGCTGAGATATTCGCGTCGTTGGTGTAGGGGTTAGCATATCAGCCTTCCAAGCTGGTGACCCGGGTTCGAGTCCCGGACGACGCACTCTGGCACTTTGGTCTAGTGGTATGATTCTTGCTTTGGGTGCAAGAGGTCCCGGGTTCGATTCCCGGAAGTGCCCTTAATTAAAATCAAGAACTACTTTCATATTATTTGAATTTAATCCTCTTGATGCGGACTTAGATAATTCCTGTCTCCGTTTCCTTTCATTTTTTTCCTTCTTTTCTTTTTTCTGAATCTTTACAGAATTATAACAAGTATTCATGTCATCCTCAATCTCTATATAATTATTTTTAATATAATCTATAATAAGATTATCTATCGCCCATTTAAAAAAATTTAACTGACCAACCGTTGTTTCTATTACCGACCCATTACAATCAAAAGTAATCCGATCACGACGACAGAAAGGATCAAACTTCTTTTTTGAAAATGACTTTAGTTGAGATTTATACGCGTGATAAGTATTGAATTGTTTCAATATCTTATTATTTTCATATACAAATGTTTTCTTTTTTGTAGGTGTCTCAAATATTGAATAATAAATATTATTCTTTTTAGAATAATTCGTGACAAACCAATCAATGATACGCAATGAAATCTTATTTTCTTCTTTTAAAATTTCTAATAATTTAGATGAATTTTTATTATCCATGTAATACTTTTGTAGGGAATTTAATAATATATTGTTTTCCATTATCCTCTAATATGAAATAATTTCTTTAAATATTTATAATATACGAATTAAACGCTAGTCACAAAAAAAATATATCTCTTTTATTTAAATGGATAAAAATTCAATACTTACATTATTACTCTATATTAGTGCTTTTGGTATCTCAGATAATTTATTCAATTATTTGAATATATCTACCGAAAAAAAACTTGTATTATTTACCATACTATTTATCATTACATATAAATATTTGTCATAAAAAAATATACTAACCATTCTTCATCATTTTAAAAAATCATAGATAGGTACTATTACAAGGATAGTATATATGATCATAATAGACCGTAATATGGTTGTTTTGGGGGAAATATCCCCTAATCCGACGGTTGAAAAGGATACTATCGAAAAATAAAACCGATTAAAAACTTTTTGTAATAACGTTTTATCTTTTTCTTCTTCAATTCCATTCCAATCCTTTGATTCATAACCAAAAATTGTAAATAATATCGTAAATGATGACACGATTAGAAGTATGTTTTTTAAAAGGGTTACTAGTTTATTATTTAATTTCATTTACTATAATAAATATTATTTTTTCTTTTCAATCCAATAAACCCCTTGGAGGTAAGCATCTGCTAAATCATCTTTCTTCTTCGATTCATTAAATAATTGTATAAATTCATCTTCTTCCTCTTGAATCATTTGTTTTGTATATTCAACACTTAAATATTTGTTCTGAGCATATTTACCTTTTTTATTACATTCAATTTTTGGTCCATGATAAACTTTTAATTTATTTCTCGCATTAACCATATGAATTGTTTCAATCGATGATTCGTCTTTCATAACTCCATCCATTATAAAAAATGTATAGATTATCATTTGAATACTCTTCATCACAGGATTTTTTAACGCAGGTTGATTTTCTATCAATACATGAGTTACATCATTCAAATCCAATTCACGTAATTTACTGATTGCTAATTGTGATATCTTCATTATATCGTGATTCGCATTTAATTTTTTCTTTTTAGGAAAACGTTTACTGTGTGCTGTACAACAATATTTTACTTTCTCATCACCTTTAACTTCATATGTACACTGTTTTTCACATTTTTTTTTTAAATGAACATCACATTGTGGGTTTTCATTTAAATTAATAATACCCCAATCTTCAATCACTTTATTCTCAGTTATCTTACAATATGCTAAATTTTTAATACCCACATCAAACGAAAGATATCTTTTCATACTATACTCTAATAAAATATGTTTTTAAATATCTTATAAGTGATATATACAAGATTACAAAACTAACCGCAAATAATGGATAAATATGATTACTAAACCTTAAATCGACAATCGGATCTAAAAATTTATTAACTAACGATTCCTCTCTCTTTATCCCTCTGAGTTTACATTCCGCATAGGCAACACTACATACACGGTAATCAAATAAGGCTTTGACCATAGGGAATCCTATGATAAGTATATATATATAAGGTATGTTATCATACTTATAAAGTATACAAATAGACTGCATTAAAAATAAATATAAAAATATTAATATATATCGATTAAATTCCATTTAACTATATCAAATATTTAAAAACCCATCATATTTCCGTTCATCATAGGATCATTACCACTTAGACCTGAATTAAGTGGGGGAGATAACCCACCTCCTAAACCACCAATATCTTTATTAATTGGTGTTTCCATAATCCCCTTACGTTCCATTTGTGGTTCTTGCTGTTGCTGAATTATCTTTTGCTGTAAATTATCCTGTTGAATTTGTTTCATCATTTGTTCCTGATTAAAATTCTTTGGTACAGGGGCATTCTGGTTTGCCGAAGAAACTGGAATAAAAATTAAGATGTTCTTTAGTAATACATAGATGATTGGGAAAATTAAGAATATCCATGCTAAATTGACCTGGTTATATTGACATAATCCATAAATGATGGTCCCCATAACAATTACCATCTTAATTTCATTCATTAAGTGGATATTGAAAAGAGTATCCATTTTTTCCGTGTTATATCTCTTAAGGGAAGAACGAGTCATAAACAACGCAATACCAGTTACAACTACGAACACAATATAAATTACCATCGGAGAGCACATATTTGATGCTAAAAGGTTTAAAGGGTTTGAAAGATTATCCATTCTATATATTCTTATATATATTTTATTTTAATATATAAAAATAAAGGGAAACATATATATATATATTCAATGGGTATCCCTCTATTTTATAAACATGTAATCACCCAACACCCTGATATAATTACTGAATCGAAACAAAAAATTCATGTAAATAACCTTCTATTCGATTTGAATTGTGCGATTCATCCTTGTTGTGCTGGAAAAACAAGTGAAAATGAAATGTTTTCAGCAATTCTAGAAAAAATAAACGAATGTATTGAAATTACAGAAGTAAAGGATATTATTTATATCGCGATTGATGGTCCTGCCCCTCGAACGAAAATGGAACAACAAAGGCAGAGAAGACTTAAATCTTCACAAGAAAATAAGATATGGGATACAAATCAAATTACCCCAGGAACATCATTCATGAAAAAACTAAACATTTTCCTCAAAAATGAAATAAAACAATTTCAAATTAAAACCATTCTATCGAATTCGAATGAACCAGGAGAAGGAGAACATAAAATAATGGATTTCTTAGATACATGTGTTGATAAGGATACTGTATCCGTTGTCTATGGTTTAGATGCGGATCTAATTATGTTATCAATGATAAGGAAACATAATATATATCTTTTAAGGGAGAGGACTGAATACAATATTGAAGGTCTCCAAGACAAATATATTTATCTAAACGTACAGTTACTAAAACAATATCGTATAGAATTTATTAAAGAAGTTGACCTGGAAATTCAATACAAAATAAGTGATGAAAAAATCCTTAATGATTATCTATTTTTTTGTTTCTTAATTGGAAATGATTTTATTATACCGAGTCCTTGTAATAACTTAAGGTATGGTGGTATGGATTATTTGGAGAAAGCATATAACAATTTACAAAAGGATCACTTTGGAATGTTCTACCTTATTGAAGATGACTTGACTATTCATATGGATCATTTTTGTATGTTTATCAAAGAAATCGCAAAAAGGGAAAAACATATCATCGACAGAACACTCAAAAAAAGAGGTTCGAGGGAATATCATAATAGAAATAGATACAATAAATACCTTCAAAAAATAAAAAGTATTGGTGATATTCAACAGTATACATTTACAGATTTCATTGATTCGGATGAAAAAGAATTGAATGATTTTATTAATTTTGCTCCAACTATATTTAGAAAACATGAAGATATCATTTTTAAACATAAAAATTATCGAAATATGTATTATTCCCACAACATCTACAACACTTACAACGTCGACCCTTCCATCAAAATGTTGCTTGAAAAAGATATCTCAAAACTATGTGAAGACTACCTAAAATCAATTGTTTGGACTTTTGAATATTATTTTAAGGGTTGTCCAGAATGGAGGTGGTACTACCAACACGATCTAGCACCTCTTATGATAGATTTTCATGATTATCTTACAAAAAATAATAAAGAAATAATATTCAATCATGATGAACCATATTCTCCTGAACAACAACTAAAGATAGTATTACCTAAATTAGAAAAAACTTATATGTATCCAGAAGATACTCCTGTTTATTCCTTCTTCAAAACGTATATGTGGGAATGTCATGCGATACTACCGCACCTTTGATGCTTTCAGGGCACACGTGAGACAGAGTTCATGTTTCTTATTGTGTGTGTATTTTGGAATTGACGCGATGACACTTCCATAGTAATAAGAATTATACTCTGGTGGATTACTCCCAGTGTAGTTACTGTTCTCATCCCAGTGGATCATACAGTGCCCCATGAGTGAACATTCGGGATCATCACACATTACCCTATCATCATCCCAAAACACATACTTTTTATCTCCGACATTGATAAACTCTGGCACTTTTCCACGGTAGTCCTCTCCCAGCGACACCCCATACTCTTTGAGCCTCTCGTTTACTTTGATGAGGTAAGTTTGAAACTTATCGAAGTATTCTTCATAATCTTCATTTTTGAGGTTCATTTGCTTTTTCCGGGCATCTATATCAAAGAGCCCCCCTCCCCTAATAACGACCTTTCCAGCGATCGCGTTGATATCTACACCCCCTCTGCCCCCGATAATAGATTCAATATCGTTTGTGTCGGGTTTCAGACACCTTTTTTCCCCATAGACGACCCCTTCCTCTGTACACCCTTTCAAAAATTCAATATGACTTCCACGGATTTCCCAGAAGATACCATCCGGTTTGTACATGATCTGATTCTGTCGCTGAATTTTCTGTCTTATCCGTAGTCTCCTCACAAACCTCCCCCATGTACCGCAATCCACACGGATACGGTAAAGGTCTGAGTAGTACATCATCTTCTGCCAGAGGGCGCGTGGGTTCTTCTGCTCCAGTTCTTTGGGTGGATCTTCCCCAGTATTCATCTTGTAGAACTCATTGTGGGAAAGGTACTCCACAACCTTCGTGCCTGCATCCCCCGAACAACCACTGCAAAACCCACAGTCGCCTGAGAAGCAACTGCCCGTGATTCGACGACCACCTTCTCTGGGTGGCCCGGCGTTGATGAACTTCGCGCACCAGGTCGCGGTCATCTTCTTCTTTCTTTTGAATGCTCTTCTTTCTTTAATATATTTCTTTCTTTTTAAAATACTTCTGTAGATTTTTCAAATTTCATAAAAAAAGGGATGGATTTTTTTTTCTTTTCTTTTCTTCTTTGTTCTATCTATTGAGGAATGCGGTAGCACTTCCAGGGCATGGAACCACCTCCGTTGAGTCCAATGACACAGTTCACCTTCTCCCCGATGTCCGGGACATACTTGGTGAACTTGAGATCGAAGTAGACCTTCCCATATTCGGAGTTGCCCTGGATGTAGTTGGTCCCCTTCGTGGTGACCTCGACTGGAGTCATGATGCGGTTCTTGTCATCAACCTCTACAAGACCAGACTTGGATTGTCTTGCCCTTGCTTCGTGGCAAAAGTCAAAGGTCCACTCCCATGGAGCAAGCGACGAAAGACTTGACTCGCAGAGGTAAGTGCCCTTCCCTTGGGGGGACTTGGCGAGGAGGGCATGGTATGCTTCCTTCATGTTGCACTGGTCTTCAAAGTTATCCATGTCGTCCATATCCACCTCCAAGAACGAGTCGGTATGGAAGGGTCCTTCCGTGATGATCTCCCGTTGAAGGTTGTTGATCTCTTCCAGGAGTCTTTCTTCTTCAGGGGTCGTATCTCGCATGATGATGTAGTTCTCAACCTCTGCGATTTCCCGCATGGCCTTCGCGGTGTAGTTGAGTGACGGGTTCTTCTGCGTCTGAAGGTGGACACCGTCAGGTCCATCAGGACGAACCCAGACGAGGTTGTTCTTGTTGTCGCGAGGGACGCCATTGTGGGAGTATGCGGGCATCTCTGGTGAGAGTTGTGAGAGTTGTGAGAGTTGTGGGTTGTGAGAGTTGTGAGTCGTTTGTTTGTTTGTACTGACTCTCAAAGGGAGTTTCAAATTTTCTCCAGAGAAGGATTTCTAGGAGGAGATTCCCCTCTTCTTCTAAAATTTGAAATCCAATTGACCAAGTATCACAAACAACTCACACGAACACACGAACACACGAACACACGAAAACTCGCGAACACACGAACACAGAAGATGAGCTCCGCGAACTGGCAGACCGTGAACGGGGTCCGCTACCCGACAGGACTCTGTCAATCCCACACAGAAGAGAAGGAGACATTCGTCCACGAAGGGAAGGTGTGGGAGACTGTCAAGGAACTCACTATTGAAGAAGCAATCGCATTCAAGGAAGGGATGTCGATGGTGTCCCCCGAAGGGAATGGTCGTGAACACCTTCCTGGGAATGCCAGTGGTAACACGATTGACGACTGGCCTACGAGCGATGATGAAGAAGAAGACTGGTCTACCGCAACCGGCGATGAGTTGGATCTTGCCGTCTTCGGTGAGGGGATCCTCGCGCTCCCTCTGCTCTACGTGCCGGGGCGGATAACAGTATTCATGGATGAGAAGAAGACAAATACACCATTTGGAATGGTTGACACTGCCCCTTTCCTGGAACTCCTGTGGAGAAATACAGGGGCAGATTGCGCTGGAGAAGAAGAAGAGATGGAATTCCCCGGAGGAAGTAGATACACGATCCTCCTCTGCGAGTCAAGGGGTAATTTGTAGATACCAACCAAAGACAAAAAAATTTTAAATAGGATAGGATAGGATAGTTTTTTTTAAATTTGAATACTATTTGAAAGATAATACAACAAACAAAGATGGACAACACGACCTCAAACGATCTCAGTGTCCCTATGGACAACACGATCTCAAAACGACTCAGTGTCCCTATCAACAACAGTGTCTGTCAATGCACACTAGTCAATAGTCTTGGTCCACAACTGATGGAATACTGCTGTCAGATGAAGGTGAATAAAGGGAATATGAAGATGTTTGATTACACGCGGATATGTCAGGAGAAGGCGCCGATGATTGATGTTTCAAGAAGTGAAGAAGAACGAATAAAGAGTGTTTGGACAAAGAATGGAAACAAGTGGACAGAGTGTGCCGAAACAGGTGAGATCAAGTTCGAGAAACCGGATGATTCGTGAGAGATACAGTGAGGTGAAAGTAAACATTATATTTTTTTAAATTTGAACAATTATACTAATGTAGTAATAAACTACCTTGATAAGAAAGATGGCAGATTGGCTCCTAGGATGTTGTATAGGGTTTGGATGTTTCTTCGTCCTCACCTTCTGTTGTGGATGTAACCCTGGTGCGAGAGCGTGATGATTTAAGATATATCACAAACATTTCTATATAAAAGACTTGATACTAGAAAAACAAAGACATAATTGACATCTAAAAGACTTGGATTCCACAAGAACTTATTGTGAAGAGGATCTACAAGATAATGGATGATATTTCCAAATTGAATATTTTTTTTTCCAGATGCGTTGACTCTATAAACTATTCCTCCCACACTCAATTCGACATAAATTAAGAAAAGTAATGTAATGATAAGAATATATATAAAATAGTTCATTTTTATATAAAGAGAAAATATTATTAAATAACAAAATGAAGATAATCTATTACTATCAAACATTTGTAGGTTTAGAGAAATTAAAGAATAAAAACTCTACGACGGATTTAATCATATCATCAATACATTTTGGTGATAACAAGCTTTACTTAAATGATAATGAACCAAATGATGAAAAATTTAAACAATTATGGGAAGAAACTGAAACTCTTTCAAAGGATAAATTACATATTTCATGTATGGTTGGAGGTGCTGGCGGCGCATTTCGAGAACTATTCTCAAATTTCGATGTATATTATGAAACATTACGTTCATTTTTAGTCTCCAAACCGTGGATTCAGGGTATTAATTTAGATGTTGAAGAAACGGTTACGATGGAGAATATTAAAAAACTAATCAGTAAAATACGTAGTGACTTTGGAGAAAACTTTGTAATTAGTATGGCACCTGTTTCTTCTGCTATGGAGAGTGATGTACCTGGTATGGGTGGATTTGTTTATAAAGAATTATTTAATTCAACGGAAGGAAAATTAATCGATTATTATAATTGTCAATGTTATGAATCATTTAGTCTCGAGACCTACAAAAATATAATCAATAATGGTTATCCTGAAGATAAAATTGTAATGGGTATGATGTCAGGTCAATTTACAGATGATTCCTTTGAGGGTGTGGTGCGGAGTATAAAAGAAAAGTATCCAAATGTGTGTGGGTTTTATGATTGGGAATACCTTGATGCTCCGCCAAATAAAGACGATCCATCTGAATGGGCTAAATTAGTCAAAACCGCATAACAAAATAATTCTATTATATATAGTATGGATGAATATATCGTTCGAAAAATTTGGAGAAAAATAGGTAAAAAATACAATCATAAATATTATGACAAAAATGATAAAGAAATTAAAAATAAAAAAAGAATTGAAGAAGCTATTAAAGGTGTTTATATAGCACCAGCATACAATAATGTCAAGATAAATCTTAAAAAGGATGAAAAGGTATTGGCGATTGGTTATGATGATAAAAATAGATCACAGTATGTTTATAATAAAAAATTCACACAAGCACAAAGTTATAAAAAGTTTGATAAAATGATAGAATTTGGTAAAAATTTCAACAAAATTAATGATAAAATTAATGATGATTTATATACGGTTAAAGATTCTAAAAATAAACAGATCGCAATCATTCTTAAACTAATTATGGAATGTCAATTTAGAATCGGAAATGACGTATATTCTAAGAAAAATAGATCTTATGGAACAACTACATTACAAGGGAAACATATTAAAGTCAAAAGTAAAAATGAATTAGTCATTGATTTTAATGGAAAAAAGAACGTTAGAAATATATGTACTGTAAAGAATAAGAAACTTGTAAAAACACTTCGTCAAAAAAAGAGAACAATAAATAAGAATGATCGTATATTTACTTATCGACGAGGTGAAAAATATTATAATATTAAATCATCGGATGTTAATAAATATCTTAAACAATTTGGAAAATTCACAGCAAAAGATTTTAGAACATGGGGGGCAAATATAGAACTTATTAAAGAACTCATGAAAAATAAAAATAGCGAATTAAAGAAGTGTATCGAAAATGTTTCTATAAAACTACATAATACACCAACTATCTGTAAAAGTAATTATTTAGATCCCGAATTAATGGAATTTTATAAAAATGATAGAGAAGGTTTCAGAGAACACTTTAATTTTAAAACAGAGAATACCCTTTATAATCAGTATATTCATTTCTTGGAAGATTTATAAAGTACCTTCTTACCACCCTTAACTTCTCCAACCTTATTCCCTAATTCACCATTCTCAATCATATAGATGCCTTGTGGATCTTCGTTCACGACTAGATAATATTCTTTTTTGTAGTAGGTTATAATTTCAACTTCTGCTTCTTCTTCTTCAGAGAGTTCTTCAGTTTCTTCTCCATCATCAATCCCTTCTTCTTTATCATCGGGATTTTCAACAACAGGTGTTTCTATTTCTTCATCTGGGTTTTCAACTTCATCTGGGTTTTCAACTACATCTGTTTCAACTTCTTCTACTTCTACTTCTTTCGGATTATCAACAACCTCTGTTTCTACTTCTTCTTCAGATTCATCTTGTTGTTTTTCTTGAATATTTTTCATTTTCTGAACAAGGGTTTCCCCTCCAGTACCTTCATCTCTAACCTCTACAATATTATCATTTACATCAGACTTTTCATCAAGTAATGTTAGTTTCCCCTCTAACATATCGACTTTTTTTTGAAGGCGTTGAATTTCAATATCTCTTTCATAAATTTCTTTATCTTGTTTTTTTAACATATCAAATCTTTCTTTTTCTGTTTTTTCTTTCATAGCATCCTCTTGGATTTGATTAATCATAGATTCATAATCGTTCATCTTTCTATCATTGACAATTAAGAGTTTATCTTTTTCAGATATTTCAGACAGAAGTTTCTTATTACAATCCCCGAGTTCCCTTACTTCATCAACCAATTTTGAAAGTTTTTCGTTATCTCCTTCTCTGATCTTATTATATTCTGTAAAAAGAGTATTTATATTTGTAAGTATTATTTCTTTTGAATCTAACATCGTGTCCATTTATCTATCGTTATCGTATATTTTTTAAATATTTTAAATATATATATAATGTTTGAAAAGGGAGAATGTTCTCCATCAAAAAAAGATAACCATATATCCTGTTTAGACTATAACCTTCTTAAAAAAATCGCAGAAATATTAAAAAAATACGATTCGACTATTAAAATCTATAAAACTAAAAAACGATTGCATAAAGAGATATCAGAACATTTAAAAAAAGAAACAGACTGTAAAACAGAATCATGTTGGAAAAGTCTTGGGATTATCAAAAATGAATTAACCGAACGTGAACAAGAATTATTTGAAGAAAGTTTTAGACCCGATATGCCCGAAGAATGGAAAGATAATCCGAATAAATGGTTATCTACAATAGATATAGATAGAGTTATGGAACAATATGAGGATGGTTATCCAAAATTCCAATACTTAGGTGCGAATCCGATCGATTTTGATACAAAAATAAGTAATAACAAATGTGTTTCAGATGAACTCTGTAAACTGAATATAAAAGAAATGAAAAAAGATGGAAAAAATGCATTAGGAATGGTATTTAATACAGATCCCCACAATCAATCCGGAGAACATTGGTTCTCTCTTTATATCGATTTGAAAGGTAGTAATATTAAAGGAGAACCATGTATTTATTATTTTGATTCTCTAGCATCAAAACCAAAAGATGAAGTCGTTGAATTTGTAAAAAGAGTACAAGAACAATGTTGTGAAATAGAAAAAGATATTAGTTTCTTATACAATGATATTCGACATCAACACAAGAATACAGAATGTGGTGTGTATTGCCTTCATTTCTTAGTTTCTATGTTAAAAGGTGTAAATTTTAAAAAATATATTCAGAAAAAAAGAAATGATAAAGAGATGGAGGAATTCAGGAAATTCTTTTTTATTTCCAAGTAAATACGTTTATCTATTATTTTTTTAAAATAAGATTGATTAATTAATCCGATGTCTTTATATGAACAATTCTTTTCTGACATAAATAAAGATTTTATGTTTAACATGGCAAATAACGTTCTTAAAAAAGATCATAACATAACTATCGAAGGAGATGAAAGTATAAAGGAAACATATTTACAAGACATGAAAGATATCTTTGAAAGTAATGATTTCGTAGAAATATCAGATATCAATAAGGTATTACTCGATACAACAATACAAAAAAATAAAAGTAGTAATACTATCGGAGAAGAAAGTGATGGAGAGACATCATTTACAGGATACAGGAAAATAGAAGAAGATACTTCAGAAAAAAATGAAAAACAATTATCAGATCTTATGAAAGAAAGGGAAAGTATTATTATACCTCCCCCCCCTGATACGAATGATAATAATAATGATAATGATGGGAATAATAATAGCACGAGTATTGATGATCTATTAAAGAATGTAAGTGGAACAAAAATAGAAGCGGTTATAGAAGATGAAGAACCGAAAGAAAATATTGAAATTGAACGAATTCCAGAAGAGGAAAATAATTCAAAAGAAGAAGTTTATGTAAATAATCTAAAATTAGTTTCATTTACATCAAATAAACGAACAAGTATTAATTCATCAAGATATAATTATAATGTAGATATAATTAACGAGGGAATCGAACCAGAGAAATTACATAGTTTATCAAAACTTATCATACCGATTGAGGATAATTATATATTCACTTTACCAATTTTAACACTAACCATTAAAGAATTAGATATGAAAGTATATTTACAACAAAAAGATATCATTAAAAATGAATATAATACAGTTGGAATCTATGAACCGATTGAAAATATTATTTTTAATATATCTTATCCTTTACGGAAATTATCAATCGATATAAGAGATGTCTCAAATGTAAAATTCTCTAGTAATGATATCTTGAAAATAAATATAGTGGAAATAAAAAAGAATATAATCATTTTTACATGTTCAAAAATCGATCTAAGGAACTTTAAAATTAAAGATATGATCAAGGTAATCAATATACAGACCTATGATATGTATCTTGTCGAATTATTATCAAATCCATTAAAGGTAAAAGCGATCAAAGAAAATATGGTATTCTGTACAATTGATGGAAATCATCAAGATAAAGTATTTAATAATATCGATATGAAAATCTTAAATATCAGTAATCAAAATATGATATATTTCAATCAATACTCTTAAATAATCTCTTATTACGCATCATAACATAATTTAAACCTTTTGTTGAATAATTATTATATTTGTAATTCTTAAATTCAAACAATTTTATAACATTTGAATTTGATAATGGACTAAAATATATTTTTTCTGTGGGATTGTATTTTATAATATGACCTATGATGTTCTCTTCTTGTTTAAACTTCTTAATTGATGGAAACTCTAATTTTTTTAATTTAGATAAAACATTCGAAGGTGTTTTATATATCGTTTTAAATACGGAAAATATATTCCCTAATTTTTCGTTTAAAGGATGATCCTTTAATTCGTAGTATGTAAAGTGTTGATTCTTTGGATCATAATCGCAAACTTGGAGACCATTTTCTCTAACATATCTTACATCTATTTCATCATTTGTTTTTTCTAATGTATAATAAATGTAAAGATCTGAATCATCTTCTTTCTTTTTTGCTAAAATAACATAAATATTTGGTTTTATATATTGTAAAAAATTACTTTTGAATTGTTTGACATCAATTTGATTCAGTTCCGAAGAATTGATACCAGGGAAATGTGATTCTTCGTTATTCAATTTACTTGAAAAACGTAAACACTTATTATTCAATTGAATATCATCGCGACTATTTTGGATACAATCAACCGAGGATTCTTTAATAATATCAATAATGTTTGAACTAATTACATTTTTTCGCTCCATAATATCAAATAATAATTGATCCACAGTCCTATTTTCGGTCTCTTTTTTCATAGAGATAATCTTAGTAATCGTCTTGTAAACAGGTTTATGTTTATCTAATAATTTCATTTTTATATCATCATCATTGTCTATTTCTATTTCTTCAACATCGGGCCATTTCTCTCGTTTCAATTGATTAAATACTTCCTCTACCGTATTTCCACCGGGTAATGATGATAAATATAGATACTGTTCAACATTACGTTCTTCCTTTGGTAGAAGTTCATTGATATGAGATTTCATACGTATCGCACGTCCAAAAACTTGGTCGATACGTATATAATTCCAGAATGGTTCCATAATATGTACTTGTCTCACACATTTAAGGGATATCCCTTCAGCACCAGCACTTGATATCAAAATCACTTGAATATATTCACCTCTTACATTTTTATCATGATTAAACGCTTCTTTATTATATTTTCTTAATTCTTGATCTTCTTCTCCGGTTAAAAATGTATAACGTTTCTTTTTTGACCCTTCGGAAATAAGTGTATTGATATCTTTTCTATTATGATCATATTTTACATAACCATTTTCTTGTAATATTTGCTCAAATGCCTCTGAACCTGAATCTTTTCTAAAATCACTGTAATATAAGACTTTTCCAGTCGGGGTTTCACCTTCAATAAAACGATTTATATTTTCCAATATTTTATAAAATTTAGGAGCATACAAGTTTAATTTATTCTCAAACGAAAAATTTCCATTTTGTCTCATACGTTCATATGTCTTAAACTTTTTTTCTTCATCTTTATCTTTTCGAAAGGAATCATCATCATATACAATATTACATGTTTGTCGAGTCCGTATACTATAATCTGAATTTTGTTGATCATTGTATAAATCTTTTTTACGGATATTATTTAATCGTCTCATTTTTTCACGGGCATATTCGTTTTCATAACTAGTCCATTGTATCGGTCCCATAGGGCAAAGGATTATATTCGTTTTTTTAACGGTTGTATAATCTTTATAGAGAGGGACTATTTCACGCGGATCAACGACTTGAGGCATAAACTTAATGGATTTACGATCAATAGGGTAATAAGATGTCAATCCCAGTATCATTCTTCGTAAGAATACCTTTTTCTTGGGAGATATATTATAACTGTCGTCAAAGAAATACTCTACAAAATTTTCATTCAATGATAAATCAATTAATTCATCATCTTGTACAATTTCAAATAACTTTTGCTTACGATTGAAAGGAATCTCGATATCGTTATCAAATACTTCTTGTTTACCTAGTTTCATTTCTTTGTAGGGAGACTTACTCATTAATTCTCTTTTTTTAGGGGTTACATCTTTCTCATCAAAAAACTTGTATAATCCATCATATATTTCATTAAAAAATGAATCAAGATCATGATTATTATACTTAATTGTTTTTATTATGTCATCATTCATAATAGACTCAAAATTTGTCTTTGTTTTTGTAAACGATAAAATCACTTTACCTTTCTTTTTTGAAGTATGGATCTGTTCGATAGATGAATTTTCATTATAAAAATGATTCCTTAAGTCTTTCTGTAGTTCAGTTTCATCTTTATCATATTTGACGGTAAAATCAAAGATTAATAACGAACCTCTTAACATATTAAACAAAATCGCTATTTCAGCAGGTTTATTAATCACAGGTGTTCCTGATAAAAATACAATCTTAATATCTTCAGCATCAACAATCCAATTGTAAAATATATTCGCAGGAACACTTTCATTGATAATTTCACGAACAAAATTATGAACTTCATCAATAATGATTACATTATCCTTAAACGGTGAACGAATACCATAATTATCATAATTTTCTTTATATTTTTCGCCAAATGTTAAAACCATTTTATCATTTTCCGTGAGTTTTTCTTTGTCAAGTATCTTCCCACGATTATTTTTAAAGTCGAAATCTTCAACCCTCGGAAAACCATTATAATGTATAAAATTATATTTCATCTTGATAAGGACATTTATTTCTTCCTCAATATAATCTAAATAAAACGATTTTTCATCTTTTAGACTCATATTAATGATATTTATTTCTCTATCTTTTGGCATTTTATCAGATCCATTCTCGATCACATTACCATCATATGTATAAATATCTCGATAAACATCTTTAAGTTGCCCACTAGGAATAAATAAACCTTTAATATCATTTAATTTTTTTGTAATAATTCCTAAATCTTTCGAATATTCGGGATCATTAACATCTAACTTACTTTTAATTTTTTTTTTGGTTCGATTAAAGATAGTATTTATACTGTCCTCATCAATACCATATTCACTTTTAAACTTTCTCCGCAATGTAAGATTACTTTTAATTTCATCAATCGGGTAGAAAATCCAATTATTTTTTTCTACTTTAAAAAGTTTATCACCCCACGATTTTACTTCTTTCATATATTCTGTTTCAAGAGAAGCAGGTAAAAAAGTATAAATGGGCATCTTAAGAGATAACCCCTCTGCGGTAACAACCGACGTTGCTGTTTTACCTGTCCCCAATCCATGGTATATTAAAAGACCTCGTAAAGGTGCTTCGAGGGATAAATATTTCTTAACAAAATATTGATATATCTTAATTTCTTCTTCTTCTTCGGGTCTCTCTTTATAAGAATCTAATACTTCTTTATAAAAAACATTATTTACCCAATCAATAAATGCTTTCCTTTGAGGGATAATCGATTGATAAGGTTCCTTGTCCCCTTCAACGTCCTCTTCAACGTCCTCTTCAACGTCCCCTTCAACGTCCTCTTCAACGTCCTCTTCAACGTCCTCTTCAACGTCCCCTTTTTCTGGATAAATCCAATCCATTTCAGCATATTGTTCGGGTTTCTTCTCTTCTAGTTTTAAAATATTTCTTAATACCTTATAGACATTGGTATCAATTGGTTCAATTTCCTTCTTTTTATATTTACCTTTCTTTAATCCCGAAAGGGTTTTTTTATCAAGATTAATTATATCTCCATCAAAAAACTCTACTAGGACAGAATATACATTATCTTTAATAACAAACTCATTTGGCATAGTATATTATATAGAATATAATATAATATTTAAAATCCAATAACATTAAAGTGGATTAACGCTTTCTTAGAAACGTCCTGTTCAGCACGCTTCTTACTTTCCCCACTCCCTACCTTAATAAGTGTTTCACCATTGAAAATCGAACTTCTGAAAATATTTTCATATTTTTCAGTCTTATACTTTGGATATACATTAAATGTTTGTTGAAAATATCGAGAAATCTGATCTTTGTAATTTGTATCTTTTAGAATAATTTCTGTAAAATCACAATAAGTCTCGATGACACTTATTAT